CCGCCTTGCTGGCCCTGGTTCGCGAGCAGGAATGCGGTCGACGAGCCGAGCGCCATGAGCGCCTACCTTCACAAGGTTTTGTAGTAGGTCGCCTCTCGACGCGTGAACCCGAATCGTTCGAGCACGCGGTCGAGCTTGTCGTTTGGAGACCCTACCTGCAACACCGTTGCGCCGGCCTGACGCGCTTCCTCTTCGGCGGATTTGAAGAGGCGGAGAGCTGCGCTTCCTCCACGGAAGCCGTCCAACATATACCAGACCACCTCGAACGCCGTGACCTCCAGCGTCAGTGGGTGGTTACCAAAGACCATCCCGAACATGCCGACCACGCCCGTCTCAGGCTCATCGACCACGAACACCGCGCCCTCGGCGAAGCACTTGTCAATGACATGTCCGAGATGGTCCGTGTTGGTCGGCTGGCTCGTGATGTGTGGGGCGCTGCGAAGAAACTGCTCGGCGAGAATGAGCAAACGGGGCTTATCTTCCGGGGTTGCACGCCTGACCACGCCTGTCATTCTGGGCGGGGGCGTGCCAGGGTGTCAAATCCGCCTTAGCACGAACGCTAGCGTTCTGTCCGGGCGAAAACCTCACTATTTTCGACGGGTTTGCGCCGACTCCCCTCCCGTATTTCAGCGATGGGACAGTTTCTAGCCGGCATCAGCTGCTAGTTGCTGTCCCAATGCTCACCGGACACACGCTTAGCGTGTGTCCGCTACTCGTCGCCCAGATGGGACGTGTCGAGCGCGTCCCACTCGTGCTCGACCTCGTTGTCAGGCCGCTGCGTACTGGCCATCTCTCGCCCGGGCTGCTCAGGCATCCCGAACGTCAGCGCGAGCGCATCGGCGAGGTCAGGAGACCGCCCCAGGCGCTCCTTGATGTGGTCCTTGTCTTCGAGGAGGAACTTGCCGTTCTTCTGGAACGTGTAGGTCGGCGTCGACAGCTCGGCGACCAGCTCGGGCACCGGAGGCAGGGCGCCACCCGTCTTGACCCAATTCGCCATCGCGAACCACATCTCGGCCCGACGGTTATGGTAGCGGGAGTCGTGCCCGGGCGCCGCGAATTGAATGTCGAGCGGGGACTCGCCCATCGAGCGCAGGATGTCCGTCGCCCCAGCCGCCCAGCCGCCGGTGGCGTCAATCATCTCAGCCTCGGAGCCCCAGGCCCGCTTGGCGGCCATGATGGCGTTGGCGATGTCCACCGAGGCCGCGCTGTCCCGCGCGTGGCGCATCACGCGCGGCCTGAAGGACGCGAGCCCCTGCCGGGGGAAGATGACCGTCCGGTCGTCCCCGTAGCGCGCCACGTCCACACCAAGCCGCTTCTGGGCCCACTGGAACTTGTCAGGGGTGAGATGTCGGCGCTGCGCGTCCTCGACGTCCTGCGGGCCCAGGAGGCTGTTGAGCGAGGCCTGAGGCCACTCCCCGAGGACGTTGACCTTGACCCACGGGTTCTCACGGCCGTAGGACTTGATTTGGTCACGCGCCCACTGAATGTCGATGCGCGAGCTGCGCTTCGGGCCGTCAGGGTCGCCGGTGATGTTAGTGACGTGCCAGAGGTGCTTGTCGGTCACGCACGCGCGGTAGAGCGGGCCGTCGAGGTTCGTGGGGTTGCCGGCCTGAATGACCTTGCTCTCGATGCCGGACGCGAGAACCGCCTCGGCCGTGGTCATGACCGCCTGAGGGATGGCGGCCGACTCGTCGAGCACGAACATGATGTGATCGGCGTGCAGGCCCGCCAGGGTGTCCGCCTGCCGGTTGGAGTCCGCTGTCTGCGGCCACGTGCGCGCGGTGACGAACCATGTCTCGGGCGCCTCGCGACATTCCAATTTCGTTTTCGTCCACTTGAACTTGGCCTTGAGGAACGAGGACCGACCGAGCCACTTCGCCAGCTCAGCCCAGAGGTTGTCGCGCAGGTTGTCGCCGGTGATGGACGTGGCCGCAATCTTCGAGTAGGGCCGCGTGCAGAGGAACCAGAGGATAATCCAGGCGAGCACGCACGTCTTGCCCGGTCCCTTCGCGGCCTTGAGCACCACGCGGTTCCGCACAGCCGCCGCCATGAGCGCATCGGCCTGCCACGCGTCGGGCTGGGCCCCAAAGTTCTCGCGGACGAACGCGACCGGGTCGTCCTTCCAGTGCAGAAGCTTGGCGCGCGACGCGTCGACCTGTTGCTCACTTGCCATGCGTTCTCTTCTTCAGCTCCTCGATGATGGCCTCGATGAAGTCCTTGTCCTTGACGGGCGTGTGGGTCCTGCAGTCTATCCCCATCGCCACCAGCTCAGCCTCGGTCAACAGCTCCAGCATCTCGTAATCGATTGGCTCGCGGGAGGCTTCGACCTGTTGCTCACTCATCAGGAATACCAGAAACCTTTTGCGCCTCGACACCGCGTAAAAGCCGTCGCCAAGCGCGGCGCCCGAGCGCGAATCCACGCCAGCACAATCGCCTCGGCCATCAGGTGGCTATACTCCGGGTCGCTGTCCGACAACGCGAGTTGATCGAGTCGGTCTACGGCGACCTCGGTCTCATCTATCTCAGTCGGCACGCCATACGCCTCGGCGAACCCTTCTGCATTATCGACGCCCATACTTCTCCAGTTCACGGGGTGTCTGTGGCGTGGGAGCTAACCCGTGCGGATCGTCGTCGTGCGGCGTCTCGGAGGGTGCGGCCATTCGACGAAGTTCTTCTAACTCGCCCATCGCGCTTCGGGCTATCGCGCCAGCCTCTTGCGCCATCTGCCGCCGGGTTTCTTCTGGGATATCGCTTCGCTGTGGATGGGTTGACCAAAACTCGATTAGCTCGCGAACGATGGACACCTTCTGCGTGTCGCCCATTGGGTCAGGCGGCGGCTCGGGGGGCACGTCTGTCGGGCACACAGGGCACAACCCATCGGCCTCTCTCAATTTCCTGACGATGTCGTTGTGCTGGTCGACGCTGAAGCACGGGTTCTTCGCATCCTCACGAAGCGTCTGGAGTTCGCGCTCTGACGGTGGCGGTGGCTCGGGGGGTGCGGCGTCAAACACCTCTGGCGTCTCGGTGGAGTCGCACACCACGCAACAGCACTGCTTCGCGATGCGCTCAGGCTTCAGGCCTTTGCCCCACCACGACTCGGTGTCGATGAGCGCGGCATACCAGACGTGCGAGCACGACGGGCAGCGGAGACACACCCTGACCAGCGTCATTTCGGTTTCTCGACCAGCTCGGCGCGATATTTGTTCTCCTCCGGTTGGCTGCGGCGGCTCGCGCCTGCTCACTGGGGCACCTCCTTGGTGGTGTCGAGGTTGTGGAACCGCATGAGCTGAAGGAATCGAGCGAGCGCCTCCAGGCGACGCAGCTCCTCGCCCCACTGCGTCTCGCAGACAGCGCCGACGCAAACGAAACGTGGACTGCGGGCGAGGAGGTCCATCGTGCCCTCCGCGAGGCGCCAGATGGGTCTCGTGGCCCTGTCGTGCCAGAGCGCCCGCTCCAGCCTGATGCGCTCGAACACTGGGCTCGTCAGCGGAGCGTTGAACGCCACGAGCGTGTCGCACGTCACGGCGAGGTAGACCTGAAACTCCCCCGGGGGATGATTGACCATCCCGAGGAAGGCGCCCTCCTCGTCGCGGGTGTCCGTCCAGGCCTCAGTCGTCATGAGGTGCCGTCCTTGAACTCCTCCAACGCCGCGATGACTTTGTTCACTTCGGTTTCTCCCCCGTCAGCAGCTCGATGAGCGTGACGTCCGCCGTGTGCTCGACCCGCGACTCGGTGGTGAGCCGGAGGTGCTTCGCGAGCGTGTTGAGCGCCCCGAGCTTGTCCCATGGCCGGACCTTGGTGATGTATTCGGTGATGACGTCGTCCTCGCCCCTCTTGTAGCTCTGCTCCTTGGTCACCTCGACCGAGCCAATCATACGGACGGTGTCCTCGTCGAGGTCGAGCATGGGCCTGAGGTGGCCGTCCTCGTCGAACATCGGGCGGATGTCCGCGAAGGCGATGCGCGCCAGCTCCTTGAGCACGCGCTCAGTCGTGACGTCGAGCCCGTCGAGGTTCTTCTTGGTGGCCTCCGCGATGGCGGCGGCGATGTCAGGTTTGGTCAGGTTCTCCTGGCCGATGCTTTTCGCCGTCTTCTCGCTGTAGCCGGCACGCCGAGCAGCCGCCGTCGCGTTGAGGTCGACGAGGTATTCTTTGACGAAGAGCATCTGTTTCGGCGTCATGCACTACTCCATGTCTGGGAAGCTGAGCTGCTGGCTCGCAATCGCTTGGAACTCCTCGCAGAGCCTTGACACGACGTCCTTTGCAACAGGTAAAAACGCGTGCGGGTAAACCGCGAAGCAGTGCGTGCCGAGCCCGTTCGTCTTCTTGCGAAGCAGCTTCTGTGGCGGATACCCATAGTCCTCAATGTAACGATTGCGCGTCGCGTCGCCGCACGCCCATGAGAGCTTTCTCTCAGGCTCAAAACCGAGCTGTCTGATGACGTCGATGACGGTGAATCCAGCCATAAGGCCTCTACTTGTTGCGCGCTCGGTCAATCGCCATCTCTGGGCATTCTGGCAGCTGGTACGTGGAGTGCCGCCACCCGCAATATTCGCAGAGATACGACGTCGGTGGTTTCACTTTTGGTTCCACTGAAGGTTCCACTTCAACCGAGAGCACGGGGCGGCCGTCCGCCGTGGTGCTCAGCAGTATCTCTTTAACCGGCGCATGGGGCTTGAGCACTTGCACGTAGGCGGGGTGCCGCTCCTCGGCGGCCCGATCAGCCTCCGCAGCCTGACGACGCTCAGCGCGCCGTTGTCGCTCTTCCTCTTCGCGGAGTTCTCGCTTCTCCCGCATCTTCTGCAGGAGTATCCGTCGAGCGAGAAGATGTCCCTGCTGACGCAACATGCGACGGTCGGACCATCGCTTGCGAATCTCGGCGCGGCGAACCTCCTCGGAGGCCTCGAACGCTGCCTGCTCGACGGTCATCGGCCACACGGTTTCGAGACTCCCGTTGACCGGCGCGTGGTCGCCAATAAATCCGATCGGGTTGTAGCGCAGTTCACCCATGCGAATCATGCGCTGGCGCTCTTCCTCGCTTTGCTCCACCCCGGTCACCCCGAGCGTCATGCCACATTGGCGCTCGACCTCCCAGTTGGAGAGATGCCGGTCGGGGAAGAAGCGACCGCGCACGTCACGGTCTCCGACGATTCCGGTAGAAGAAGTGGACGAACAGCACGACGATGCCGAGGCCGGTGACCAGCTCCAAGAGCGGCCACGCGTCGTCGGCCTGCCAGACCATGCGCGAGAGCGTGGTGTGGTCGAACGCAATCACGTACAGCTCGTAGCCGGCGAGCCAGCCGAGCGCGACCCACCAAGGCCAGTAGCGTTTGAGCGTCATGAATCGAGCCATTCTCACCTCCTGAACGAGTTGGTCGGCCAAGGCAGACGCCGGTCGCCCCTAGTGTCTCTCAACACCAGACCGGCGCTGTAAGCTCCTTGACCGACCGAGACCGTGCCGCACGGCGCATGCTGTCCGAACGCATGACTGTCGTTCGGGATGCGGTTTGGGTTCGAGGGGTGAATGTTTTGCCCGTCCTCAGAGACGTCCTCGTTCGTGATGCCCCCGTAGAAGTCTGCCTGCCAGTCACGTCCGCACAGCGGGACCTGGAGGCCCGCCGGGAAGTGCTCCGTCTCCAAGGTGAGCACCCCGCTCGCCCCGGGTTCGAGCCGAATGCTGCCGAAATCAATGAACCGCTGGGACGCCCACGCCGGATGCGACGATGGCGCGAAACTACCGTCTGGCATCCTCGGCGCTGGTGTCGGCATGTCCATCAGGCCGACACCGTGAGGGCAGGCGAAGTCAGCCAAGTTCGTGATGGCCCAGGTCTTCCCGTGGTCCGCCGTCACGTAGCGCCCCTTCTCGCTGCACGGGAGCGTGCCGGGGCCGAGCTGCTCGTGCGCCGAGAGGAAAGTGAAGAGCGACAACATGAACACGGCCATGAGCAATAGGGTGAATCGGAACTCTTTTTGGGTCATTGGTCCTCCTGAAATAGCGGCCCACCGTCCTGCGTTGTCGGCTCCCATTCAGCCGGCTCGGTGGATTCCGAGGCAGGGGTCGGTGGACCGCTAGATGTGCGCGCCTCCTTGGCGGCCGGCTTAATCTGTCCGCACTCTGAGCACCGTTCGACCGGCATGTCGAGAAACGCGTCGTCGCGGCCGAGCGCCCAGACGATGCCCTGCCGCTTCGTCACCGGGTTCCTCCGGCGCTCCGATGTCTGCCGGACGAGCCCCTCGCGCCGAGCCCAGTGCCGTGCCTGGGGCGGGAGATGCGGCCTCCCGACCTTCTTCTTCAAGAACAGCGGCGCGAGTTCGAAGTCGGCCAACGAGCCGTGCGCCGTGAGGAGTTCCACCACCAACGCAATCGACTGACGGAGGTGCAGCTGGTTCTCCTCCAGGGCCGCTGCTGCGGCATGAGACGTCTGTGGGTCCGTCGCCTTCGCGTCCACCGCAACATGAGGACCGATGGAGATGTCTTCCTCGGGCTGCACGTCGTCGAACAAGCTGAGATTTCCAAGGGCTCGCTTCTTCATCGTCCTGGCCGCTCCCTCGTCCTCCGCCTCGCATTGGCCTTGAGCACCCGGTCGGCAATCACGGCGGGGTCTTTGTCGCGCTTGTCCTTCTCTAGCCGCCTGACGGCCTTCAGGCACCACTCACAGAGCGGCTGTGCGAAGCCGGTGTCTGCGTCCATCGGGGGCTTGTTCTCGCCGCAGCGGTAGCACAGCCCCTTCAGGCGAGCCTCGTAGGCTTCGAGGGCGGTGAGCGGGGTGTCGAGCATCGGGTCGCCACTCATAGGGCTCCTCCAGTCCCGTCATAGGGCTCATAGGATTCCGGCAGCACGAAGACGTGCAAGACAAGTGGTGGGGGCTCGGGCGTCACGTCGAGCACGAACTGCACGGTGCGAACGTAGGTCGCGATGTTGTTGTAGACGGTGCCCAGGTCGCCGCGTCCCGTGCCGGCGATGACGAACTCGCGCGGGCGTCGGCGAGCACGCGGGTCGACCGTCGCCCAGCACACGAGCTTCGACTCGACCTGTTGCGCGTCGAGCACCACCGCGCCGACCGGCATCGTAATGGCAACTGTGACCGGCGGCGATTGCACGCTCTGGTCGTCGGCGTAGGCCTTCAGGAACTCCGACACGCCGCCTTGCAGGCGTGGGGCGCCGAGCGTGAACCGCCAGATAGTTTTCGCCATCAGGCGAGCGTCACCTTGGGCGTCTCGATGAGCGTCTTGAGCTTCGACTCGGCTTGGTGCCAGCCCTGGCAGAGCGCCGCGATGTCGATGGAGTAGAACGAGGAGCCCATCGGGAGAAATAATTTCCTTGAGTCTCGGCTCAGCCGAATCTCGATCGACTCCCGCGTCTCTGGGTTGTTCAGCCGTAGGAGGAGGTTGGCGTCTTGATAGATGGCCTCTTCCTTGTAGGCGACGAGCAGGGTGCGGTTCGGGTGGTTCGAGAGCGCCACGCAGAGCATGGCCTCGACGAGGTCGGTTGGTTGGATATCGAACTGTCCCTCCTGCGGCGTCTGGGGGTTGTCCTTATCCATGCTCGCCATGCTCGCGGTGGTCTCTAGGAGCCACTTCGCCGCGTGCTCGGGCTCAGCGTTGCCGTTCGTCCACACCTTCGACACGAGCGCGAGAATCTCACGCTGCACCTCGACCGGCATCCCCTCCCTACTCACAAAGCACCATGTCGTTTCTCCTTGTCGATATCCAATTGAATCGAGTGGGCGAAGCGCCCGTTGCACCTGCCTCGGTGCAGCTCCTTGCACTGCACCCACCAGTCGGACGGAGGGCCGAGGATGCCGGCGTGGGCGGCCTGGATATGTGTCTCGTCGTTCCAGCGTCCGCCGTTGAGCCACGAGGCCGCGTGCGGGATGAAGCGTCCGTCCTGCTCGTGCCACTGCGGCTGCTCGGCCTGGACGGCCACCGCGTTCATGATGTCGTCGGCATACTTCCAGCAGCTGTGCTTCACCCAGGCCTTGAGGGCAGCAGCCTTGCCGACCTTCCGAGGGTAGGCGGTCCAGAAAGCACAGAACTCGACACCGCCTTTGTCGAGCGCGCTCGTGCTCTTCTTGCTTCTGCTTTTGCTTCTGGTATCTGCTTTTGCTTTGTGCTGACTTTGCTGACTGTCATTGACAGTCGTTGACTTCTCCCGGGCCCGCTGCTCGCGCTTCTTGAGCGCGTTGTAGTCGCGACGTTCCTCGGCGCCGAGCTTCGCCCGGTACTTGGCGTGGTTCAGTAGTCGCCAGCCGCCGTCCATGACCTCGATGCGCCGCCCCTCGCTGTCTACGGTCCGCGAGAAGGGGTCAGGCGCCTGAAGGGACGCCAACGCCGTCTGACATCCCGCCAGGGGCACCCTGGCCGCGTCTGCGAGCCCCGGCACCGACGCCTCGACGCGTCCGTCCTTATCGGCCATCGCCAGCATGGTGATGAACACGAGCCGGGTGTGGTCGCTCTCTCGCCAGATGGTCGAGTGCAGGATGCTGCTGAAGAGCTTCACGTAGCCGCTCATGCGCCGCCGTCCATCTGGTCGAGGAGTTGGCGCGCGACGAACAGGAGCACATGGGTCCGTGCGCCGAAGCCCATCGAGGAGGCAGCAGCCCTGCCTTCAGCGTCAGTGTCGTCGAAAGTATACGGGTCGTTCTCTAGCCGCGCGATGAGCGCGACCACCTCCTCGCGAGAGAGTGCCGGCTGACGCGCGAGATGCTCACCGGTCGCCATGGTGCCCCTCCCGCGTCCACTTGCTGGACATGTAGGTGCCCTGGTCACGCTCTTCCCAGGCGCGCCGCCAGTAGCGCCACATGGCGTAGCACACCAGGGCCAGGAACGAGGCGCTGACGCCAATCGAGAGCACGGCGAACGCTTCGATAAGCGCCGTCACGTGTCGAGCCCCCCGGTGAACGTGATGATGAGCAGCACGCCGAGCACGACAAGAATCACGGCGGCCATGAGTGCCAGGGCGAACGTCGCCGCGATGACGTTCTTCAGTTGAGCCATACCTTCCCTCCTAGTTCAAAGCGGAGCTGGACGTTCGCGTCGCCGGTGACCCAGAGGCGGTCGTCGTCGCTGCGGTGATGGACCGCGTCGTGGCAATCGGCGCAGAGGAGACAGACGCGTCCGGTCACCCAGAGCGCGATGCGGGTGGCTGAGCGAAAGACCACGTGATGAAAATGCCCCTTGTCGAGGAGCCCCTTGGCGCGCGGGTCCGTGTGTCGGCCGCACGCGCGACAGGTGTAGTCGTCCCGCGTGCAGACGCGGCGCTTGCACTCGCGCTCGGCGTCGTCGCCGGCGCGCTTCTTCTCCAGCCGCTCTTGGTAGCGGGTGAGTGTCGTCACGAAGGCTCCCCCTCAGGTTCGTGATTGTCCATCAGCTCAGCGCGTTTGAAGGCTTCGGCGGCCTTCAGAATCAGCTTGGTCATGTCGTGGTTAGCCTCCAGGCTCTTGACGAGCACCGTCCGCAAGGTCTTCATAGACTCGCAAGAACGCTGGAGTTCCTCTTCGTGTGGCTCGCAGTCAAGGTCCACGTGGTCAGCGAGCAGTTCGAGTGTGCGGGCCACGAGGAGGAGCAGGGTGATTTGCTCGGGCGTCATGCCTTCACCAGCCGCTTCCGCCAATACTCGGGGTCCGGGTCCGGGGTGCGGACGCCGAGGAAGTCAAGCGCCCACGCGCGGACGTGCTCGACGAACTCGAAGAAGGCCTCGCCGGTGAGCTTCGAGCTGCGCCGACCGCCGACGGCGAAGTCCACCACTTCGCCGCTCAGCTTGTTGAGGAACTCGACCTGGGTCTTCTCGTCAGGGAGGAACATCTGGCACATGGCGTCGTGGATGGACGGCGCCGGCTGTTTGGTCTCCTCCTCGATGGCCGTGAGCACCGTCGACCAGTAGTAGGCGTTGGCGCGCTCGCTGCGTAGGTTCTTCTCTTTGGTGAGCACAATCTGCACGCGCTTGTTCGGGCCGGCGCCGAGGAACTCCAGCTCGTCTCGAAACGCCCTCGGGTCGTCGAGTAGCAGCGTCGGCTTTGATGGCAGTCCGACCAAGACCGCCATCCCGACGTGTCCACAGAAGGTCGCCATCAGAGCACCGAGGTCGCGAGCTTGAGCGCGTCCGCGAACTGCGTCTTGATGTCCGACAACTCCTTCTCGACGCTCACCAAGAACAACTCCGCCTTGTCGACGTAGGCCTCGACGTTGAGGTCGTCGCGCGTGACACGCACGCCCATCAGCTGCATTCCCGGCGGGAGCCGGTCATCGAAGCTGACGAAATCGCACCACTTGGCGCCGGACACCCAGAGGTTGTGCGTGACCTGGGCGACGTAGCTGCGCGGCAACTCCATCTGCCGGAGGTAGCCGATGTGGGTGGAGGTCTTCGGGCACTTCACTTCGATGAGCCCCTCACCGTCGTTGACCAGCCCGTCAGGCGAGCAGCCAGCCTTGTAGTGGTCGAGCCGCATGAAACCCACCGGCATGACAAGGCTCGACGTCAGCGCCTCGTAGGCGGCCACGGCGCGGTGCTCGGTCTCGTTGCCGTGGCGCATCGCGGCGTTGACGAAGGTGTCGCCCTGCGGCTGTCCCGTGAGGCGCTCGGCGACGAGCTGGAGCCGGTAGTCCCGGCGCCCCACGGGCTCGTCACCGTTCGCCTTGCCCTTTGAGACCACGTGCTTCGCCTTGGACCCGGTGAGCAGTCCTGCGCGAGCCTGGAGCCACGCCTGGGTGCCTTGCTCGCAGTCGATGGTGGTGACGTGGTAGTTACTCATCGCTCGACCCGCCGTTCCCCGCCTTCGTCGACTTCACCTTGACGGCCTGGAGCTGCTTCGGATGGTGCGCGGCGACGTAGTCCTTGAACCCCTGCGACGAACTCTTCCACGCCGACTGAAACGGACGGAAGCCCTCGTCGGCCACGACCTGAATGTCATGCCACCACGACTCGAATCCCTCGGGCACCGGCAACGCGTTCGCCGACTGCGGCGCTGGACCTGACGCCTGCTGTGCGTCGTCGTCCTCGCCACGACTGACCAAGTTGAGCAGCGCGTTCGCGCAGTAGCGCCGACCGTAACTACACGCCGAGGCGCGGGCCTGCGTGTCGTTCTTCCGTCCTGACGTGTCCACAGGACCGACGAACATCGAGGCCTGGGTGTGCCCCTGAATGTGCGACAGCGTCCCGATCGTCGTGACATCGTCCTTGTCGAACTTGTGCTCAAACGACAAGCCGAACCCGTGCGTGGCGAGCGGCCCCCTGATGCCTTCGATCAAGTCCTCCATCCGAGCGAACGCGCCGTGAGCCTCCGAGAATCCCGTCCGCGCAATCGTTGGGAGGTCGCCCTGGAGTGCGGCGAACGACTCGATGAACGCGATGCGAGACCGCTCGGCTTCTTGACTCTTGTAGAGGTCGAGGAACCGTTCGAACTTTCCCATGTCGACGTCGGGGTTCGTGACCAAGCTCTGGACGAGCTGAGCCATGTCCATCGGGGCAGGCTGAGCCGGCTGGCTCGTGGCGATAGCGGTGGGGTTCTGTCTCTTCTTAGCCATGGTCGACCCCCTCTGATACACTGGTGTGGCTGTTCTTCATCGTGTTCCCTTCCTTGGATGACAGTGTGTGTTGGGTGCCGGCCGGCTGGGGCTCTACTCCTCCCTAGCCGGCCGTTTTGTCCGTTCAAGCCTCGATGCGCTGCATCAGCTCAGCGAGCTTGTCTGATATTCCCTGCAAGAGCACCGCGAAGCGCGTTATCTCATCGGCCATCTCGACACCGCACGACCCGCGATCGGTTGCGTCCTCCGGCGTCGGCGGCTGCGGCGACAGCACAGGCGACAGCCTCTGCGTGACGTCGCTCACCCTGTTGCCCACGTCGGCGACCACCTCCTCTAGCGCACCCAGTGCGCGCTGCACTTGCGGCTTGGTCGCGGCGGGTTCAATCGTTTTTCGCAGAGCATGAGGGTCTTGAGAATGAAGGGCTCTCTCTGTCTGTATTCCGGTTCTACTCATTGGTGTTCCACTCCCCAATCTACGTGTCCTCTTTCTTGGTCTTGGCAATCAGTTCGGCGATTTTCTGTTTGAGGTTTCCAAGGTGCTTAGACCGCACGAGCCGACGCGCGGAACGCTTCGCTTGCGCCGCTTCGACTCGACGCCGAATGGCGCCGGGGTCTTTCGGGTGTGCGACACGCTCCGCGTAGGTGCCGCGTTGTCGAGCTTCACCCACTAGAACACTGAGGGTTGAAAGCCGTCGACCGTGAGCCCAGCGCCGACGGCGCCGTCGAGAAGGTCGGTCGCCTGACGCGGCTCGGCACAGAGCCACGGGCCGAGCCACTGCCACCCCTCGTGCGAGACATGCTCATCCACCCACGCCTTCGCGGCCTCGGAGGCCGGCTGGATGGCGATGATCGAGCCGTGGTTCTCAACGTAGATGTCATTGCGGTCGGGCATTGATTCCTCCTGGGTTAGAGCCACGCGGTGAGTGTCTTGAACGTCTCGGGTCGAATGTCCGCGCCGGCAATCGCACGACGCAGGGTGGACCGGGACACGCCGAGCAGGCGTGCCAGCTGCACTTCAGAGAGCCGGCGGTCGCGCATCTTCAGTTCGAGCTTGCGACGGGCCCTCGGCGCCAGCGGGAGAATGTGTCGGTTCATACTCATACGCAGGAAGTATACAGCAAGACGACAGCCGTGCGGCGCTTTATGTTCCACAGCTGCGATACACTTGTGATACACTTCACTCAACCAAGGAGAGCACAAGATGTCCTACGTCAACCCGAACTACAAGACCAAGAAAGCGTTTCGCGAGGCGGTTCGCGCCGGCGTCAAACACATCACCTACAACCCGTCTGGAATGTTCCCGACGCCCCGGGCCGGAACGGACGTCATCGAAGGGCCGCACTACCCTCAGCCACATAAGTGGTATGCACAAGTCGAGGTTCAGGACGGCGTCGTCGTATCTGTCCGGTAGGTCGAAACCGGCTTCGGCCGGTCGGCGCGCCCTGAAGAGACCACACACCAAGGAGAGAGACCGTGACTAAATCGCAAATCCGACACGCCAGGAAGGCGGCACGCG